CAAGCGGAAGACCGAACGCACCGTATCGGCCAAAAAGGACAAGTGCAAGTCTATTATATGATGTGCGAAGGGACGATTGACGAAAATATGCGGGATACCTTGAAAGAAAAACAAGAAATTGCGGATATGATTGTCGATGGCGCATTAGTCACACCAGACCGTAGTAAATCCATGTTTAAAGAATTTGTAAAACGAATTAATATTGAATATCGGCAACAGTTTGAGACAGAAAGTATTGACGAATGATACCCGTACATACTACTTATTATAGAAAGTTATTAACGGAGTGATAACTATGACCAACTATATAAGAAGTTGTCCTAATTGCGGGACTGAAATACGTTATAAAAACGAAAAGTCGTTTAAAGTATGTGAACGAACAGGAACAACGTGTCGGTCGTGTAGGCCAAGACCAAAACCTACTAGATGTTGGTTAGGTAGAACGCACACGACTGAGACTAAAGAAAAAATGAGGTTAGCCGCATTAGGTAGACCTGGACCAAATAAAGGAAAACCGAAATCAGAAGAAACAAAGAGAAAGATGCGTCTATCTGCTATAGCCTGGATGGAAAAAAACAAAGGGCAGTGTCATCCAAAATACAATCCATCGGCATGTAAGTTATTTGACGAAATCAATACTAAGATGAATTGGCGAGGTATGCACGCAGAAAACGGTGGAGAATATCATATAAAAGAGCTTGGATATTGGGTAGATTATTATGAGCCTAATTTAAATTTGGTCATAGAATACGATGAGAAATATCACAACAACTCTATGTATACTAACAAGGACTACGGCAGACAAAAACAGATAGAAGAACTATTAGGTTGTAAGTTCCTTAGAATCAAAGAAACAGATAGCACAGAATTTATATACAATCAGTTAAAGGAGGTTTTATGACAGAAGTAAACGAAACAACATCAGTATTCCCCGCAGAAACCATAGAATTGCCCTCTCGCGGCGTGTTTTATCCAGAAGATAGTCCATTGCGTTCTGGAACTATAGAGTTATACCTGATGACGGCAAAACACGAAGATATTCTAACCTCGCAGAATTTAATTCAAAAGGGTGTAGTATTAGACCGATTGATTGACGCTTTAATTGCCACAAAGGGGGTGAAAGCGGCAGACTTGTTCTTAGGTGACTTAAATGCAGTAATGGTTGCCGCAAGAATTTTGGGATATGGCAAAGATTATGATGTGTCATTAGAATGTCCGGCGTGTGGGTCTACCGTGGAACAAATAATAAACTTATCAGATCTTGAAACAGAAAATTCACCAGAAACAATAGAAAGCAGTGAGTTTACATTAGTCCTTCCATTATCAAAGGCAGAAATTACATTGAAGTTATTAACACGCGGCGATGAATTGGCAATTGATAAAGAATTAAAAGCACTGAAAAAAATCAGTTCTGATGTTGAATCGGAAAGCACTTCACGATTAAAGGCTATGATTAAATCAGTAAATGGTGATTCATCGAACGGAAAGATTTGGGCATTTGTGGATAGTTTATTAGTTAAAGATGCCCGATATCTTCGTGAACAGTATCGTACTAAAGTGCCTGATATTAATTTCAATGTCTCCGTGGATTGTAGCTGTGGAACTGAACAAAAAGTGAGGTTGCCGATTGGCGTCAACTTCTTTTGGCCTGACGCCCGAGTATAAGGTTGATCTGTTACGAACCATAATGACTATTGCGCATTATTCAAAAGGAGCATTTAGTGTAATGGATTTATACCAAATGCCCGTCTATTTACGAAACTTCTATATTAAAGAATTTGGAAAATTGAAGGAAGAAGAAAGTAAACAATTGAAAAAGGCAAGCAGACAATGATATTACTTCGACATCTTTTAGCAGAAAATGATAGAGCTTATAAAGGAATGAGCGTCTCTGGAAGTCCGTTGATTACCTTAGTGGGTGATCGACGGGCCTTCAAAGGCATGGCTGTTTCTGGTACGCCGTTATATACTGTAGTAGGAAATAAACTATATGCGGGGATGTCAGTATCAGGATCACCATTAGCAACATTAGTCGGTGACCTTATCTTTAAGGGAATGTCAGTATCGGGTGCGCCATTGGCACGATTAGAACGAACCAGATCATACAAAGGAATGGCAGTTTCAGGATCACCGCTTGTCACGGTCCCTAGTGGAAATGTTACCACGTTGTTTATTGCAACGTATCACGCTTTGGTTGAGTAAGTAAATGGCGCCAACAAGCCGACTAGAAAGAGAAGCAGAAGATTTAGCAAACGAATATCATAACGCTAGTGTTGCTGCTAGAAGTGCTATGGCATCGCAAAATAGATTGACACAAATCTTATCTAAACACGCAAATGTAACAGTTGCTAGTATTGCGTCTATGGTGCAAGATATTGCAAATGCAAAAACAAATACTGCACTTAAGAAGCAAGAGATAGAAGTAACCCGAGCACAGATATCCGCTGCAAGACGGAAAAATCAAATGGATTTGCGCGCATTACAATCTGCGGCAGTCGATTTAAATAACAATAGAACTAGAATAGACCAGCTTACTGCACTTGGTGCAGCACGTACTGCGGCAGATAGTGCAGAATTAGCCAGTAGAAGTGCAGCCTATGATGGTTTACTAGAGGCAACAAGAGACACGGCAGACGCCGAGCGTAGAAGTAAAAATAAAATTGATACTCTTAGTACTACAATGGGTGTAAAAACCTCAGAGTTAAGAAATATAAAGTTAACTGCGCTGGCAACAACAGTAAATTCTGTTAATACAGAAATGCAAAAGTTGGTGGGTGCTATCAACAAAACCCAAGAACAGTTTGGATTAGCAGCAGGACAAGCGGCAAATCTTAAAGTAGACAATATCGTATCAAGTTTTAATAGCTATGTAGAATCAGCAAAATCTTTATTCAGTGGAAAACCAGAGTTTGGTGTTTCCGCCGAAATGATTGAAGGTGCACAAGCTGCATATCAAAATGAATTTGGTGGTATATTAACGACTGGCGCTGCCAAAGATTTAGCAATGCAAGCACGTACAATGGGTGTTACCGCGGAACAATTAACAAAAGCTCGTCGTGTATTCACGGCGCAGTCGTTAGGTAACGTTGCAGAAGCAAAAAAATCACAAGATAAATTTATTGCAGAATTTGCGAAGAAAGGATTAACGTCAAAGGACGCAATGCAGGCTATCTCGCAATATTCAGAATTATTAGCACGCAATGGCACACGATTTGCACAGTCATTTACCCGCGCAGCCGCCGATGCAAAGAAAATTGGAATTGACTTAAGTAAAGTTAGTCAGTTCGGTGACAATCTTATCAATGATTTTGAGGGATTCTTAGAAGGTCAAGCTGGGCTTGGAGCAATGGGATTCAACCTTGACTCAAATAGATTGGCACAGATTTCCGAAACGGGAAGTGATGCGGATTTATTTAATGAACTACGGTCGCAACTGGCCAGCACGGGTAAAGATATCACCAAACTTCGTAGATCAGAACGACTTGAATTAGAATCGGCGTTTGGTATGAGTATCAGTGAAATGCAAAAATTAGCAGGTGAAACACCCACGGGTGACACAAAAAGTCCTGAAGACTTGCAAGTAGAGGCAAATGGATTATTAAATAGACTTGCTGTGGGCATAGATTTACTGACCAAATCATTGGGTGGTATTACAAACGTTTTATTAACAGCAATTGGAATTAACACCTTTGCTACTGCATTCGCAACTGGAGGTATGGCGGGCACATTACTTCCTATTGCCGCAGGAATTGCTACAATTGCGGCATTTACAACGATTGCTTCTAGTGAAATTAATAAAGGAAAAGCTTTATATAGATCAGGAGAAAAGGGAGTAGGTATAACTGTGGGGACCCTTGGAGGGGGATTGATGGGAGGGATTGCCGCCGCTGCAGCATTGGCAATAGCCGGGATTATTACTGGTCTGACCGGCGGTGCAGCACTACCTATTATTGCTGCGCTAGCCCCAGTTGTTATGAGCGGCTCTATTTTAGCAGGCGGAGCATATGGCGGTTATAGTACTACGAAAGGCGACGATGTAATTTCACAGACCGGCTATGGCAAACGTTCTCTAATAACACCATCGGGTGTGATTGCATTAAACAATAAAGATAATATCATTGCGTATGCAGATGACTTAGATGGCACGAAAAAACTACCATATGGATCTATTGCAAAGAAAGCCGTTGAAAAATACGAACAACTTGATGTATTTAAAAAACAAGTAAATGACACATTTGCTCAATTAATTTCGCCGTCTGGCGGATTTGGTCAAATTTCAAAATTCCTTAATAAAGATTTAGGAGCCGTAGCCACTAATAAAGTGATGAGTGGAAAAGTTGGAGGTGCAATCGCCAAGGCACAAGAACTCAATGCAGGTGGCACTGGTGGCTTACTTTCCATGGCGCAAGGCAAGTTAAGTGGATTATTTGGCGGTAAGGCCGGCGGGCCAATGTCTAGTATAAGCAATCTATTCACCGGCGGCGGATCAACGACCAGTAATTTAATGGGTATGGCAACTAAGATTCCTGGCCTTGGTGGATTACTCGGAAAAGCTACTGGGTTGTTGAGCGGTGGCGGATCAACGACCAGTAATTTAATGGGTATGGCAACTAAGATTCCTGGCCTTGGTGGATTACTCGGAAAAGCTACTGGGTTGTTGAGCGGCGGCGGATTAAAAGGAATTGCTGGCGGCTTACTTGGGAAAGTTGGATTGGGTAGTCTTGGCGGTAGTTTATTGGGTGGACCAATGGGATTGGCAGGTTCCTTGGCAGCACCATTACTTGAGAAAATTCCCTTCGTCGGTGGTGCTCTTGCGTCAATTGCAGGTGGACCTGGTAAGTTGATGGGCAGTGCATTAGGTAAAATTGGTGGATTATTTGGAAAGAAGAAGGCCCCCGCAGTTTCTGCAATGGGCGCAATGATGCCTGAAATGGGGAACGTGATGTCGATGCTTCCATTCCTTTCTGGAACACAATCTACGGGAGCACAAGGCACTGCACAACCGCAGGCACCCATCTCAGTGGATACTGCGGGTATAGAAAAACAACTGAATAATTTCATCAACGCACTACAGAATATACAGATTCACATGGACGGAGCAAAGGTTGGAAACGTATTAGTTAATAGTAATGACGCCGCATCATCAATCGGTGTGTTCCGTGAACAGTCCCGTTAAACTTTGTATGAGAAATACACATGGCATTTAAAAACTTAGAAAGTCGGTTTAACGAAAACGTCAATAAATTATATGCAGGCGCTACATTAAAGTTTGATAATGGCGTGGCTAGTAATGGGAAGGCAGATGCGCCATTAATTGTACGTAAACCAGGCGAAAACCAAGTTGGGATTAAACTTGAAGGACGTAGTTTACCCGTGGTGAGTGCCGCACAAGACCTAAAACGATTAACGTTATTTCAATTAAGTCGTCCGGGATTATTATTTCTGGCCAAACAACAATTGTTACAAACGGGTAATACATTTGAGTTTACAAGAGCACTAAATCCAGCATTCGTGGTTGCAAACACAGTGCCGTTTTTACACGTTAAAAGAAACTTACGGCCATTAAATGAATTGTTCGGAAAAACCGATACATCATATACAAACGTTAAAAGTATGGGGCAACTGCAAATTAGTACTTATAATAAGTTTAAATCAACAGCCGCGCCAGTATTTGGAGAAATTAAGTTCAATAGACCTGGCGTTGGAAAAGCTTTAACCAGTAGATTGTTGGGTCCACTTAATGCATTAAAAGATACTGCGTTGGGTGCAATTTCTGCGTTCACTCCAAATCAAAAAAGAAACATTGGCGAATTAATAGATAAGTGGGGCATAGAAAGTTGGAAGGTTAGTAGACCGGAATTATTCAAATATATTCCGGGTATACAAGAACAACTGAGTAATTATACAAAAAACTCCCAGTTATTATCAGGCATCGAACGATTGAAACCTAGGCCCATAGTAAGGCCCATAGAAAGTACAGTCCCACAACCTATACTTGCAGATTATGAGGGCATAGCATTCATTAGATATTTTTCTGCGGGAAATGTAGGACTCAGCACTTTGAATGCTTCGGAAATAGCAGGTGGACAAAGTAACATGCAAGAAAAACTAACAATTTTCAAGAATGGCCCACAGAAAGGTAAAAAACTTTCGTATATAAAAGATGACGCAAACTTACCAGCAAAACCACCAGTAGATAAAAATTCTAAACCTGCATATAGATCAATCAATAGTAACTTTGATGATCCCATCGTAGTATCGTTTGCAATGGGTACGGATAGCCCAGTTCGGTTTCGGGCATTTATCAAGGATTTACAACAATCAGCAACGCCGGAGTATAAATCATACCAATACATTGGTCGCATGGAAAAATTTGTTAATTATGTTGGGGTGCAACGAGAGATTTCCTTTAAACTAGGAATTATTGCATTTTCTAAAGATGAGTTAGATGGGTGTTGGGCGCGCATCAATTACTTGACAGGATTGGTATTCCCATATGGATTTAATCGTGGAATTTTCCAACCGAACATTGTACGGTTGACTATGGGAGATGTATACACAGAACAACCCGGATATGTTACTTCATTGAACACCAATTTTAATGAGTTGGGAGAGTCGTGGGAAATTGATGATGGCCGACAAGTTCCAATTGCTGCACAGATGGATATTAAATTTACCATAATTGAAAAAACGTCCAAGGTTGCCGATTCACCGTTTTATGGTATCACCGAAAAAATATTTGAAGTTCCCTATCTTCCTAAAGAAATGGCTCCACGACAGCTCACCGCGCTCACGCAAACGGTGGAAAATAGAAAACCGCCAGTAATATCCAGTGCAAATATTAAATTACCAACCTCGGGTCGATAACTTATGCCACGCTATCAAAATAATATAACTATAAAAAAGACAGAAGAAGGTGTGCGATATTATACATCTGCAATTCCGGCCGACCCTTTAGAAGAACAGATTGAATATAATTATAAAGCACGAATGGGTGATCGTTGGGATACTATTGCCTACAAATATTTGGGGTCTGCCGCATTGTGGTATGTTGTTGCAAATGCGAATAATGGATTGAACGGCTCTATATTTATTAAGCCGGGAACAATTGTCACGATACCTCAAAACTATTAAAATACTATGGCACATGATCAAGGGTCTTTTGACTACAAAGTAATAAATGAAAATATAAGTAAATTGTTGGATGCACGATCTGAACTGGATAATACGATTCAAATTTCCATGCCATTTATCAGAGCAACAACAACACTTGATTTAAGTAAAGTCATGAGTAACAATGATGGTAATATTGGATTTACGTTAGGGTTGCATGCTATAGACGAAGATGTGCGATATGAAGATATGTATGCATCAACAGACGGCGAAATGCCGTTGATTGGATATACGTATACGACGGAAGGAAAGTCTAAACGAGTATATGCAACCGATCCAACCGATCAAATAATATCAGGGTTATTTGATACGTATGGTATATTATATAAAACAACAAATTTCATCAGAATTCCACCTCCTGGTATTACTACCGCTACTATCAGTAGAGCTAAGAACGGTGTGTTGGCAATGGCCACACTGGAAATTTCTGTTCCGTCACTTGTGCAACTGGAAAGTCTGCATCGAACATTTTTAGTTCCTGGCGTGGGTATGATTTTAGAATGGGGACAACAATTTGCCGCAGAGCTAAAACCAAGTTTAGGAGAATTGTCGGACATATCTGCAAATTTATTTCCGTGGTATAATCGCACCAAACTTTTAGAAATTTTAAATAAATTAGCAACCAATCAATTAGGACTAAAAGAAATTTTAGATGATTATGCGTATGCATCACAAGGTCAATACATGTGGATGTTTGGTCGTGTGGCAAATTTCAGTACTAAATCCAATTCCGATGGATCATTCAATTGCACAGTAAAAATTGTAGGGCCATCAGAAGATTCGTTTGCATATTCCACACAAAACACAATAATTCCATCAAAAGATTCCAGCACAGCATATTTTTGTGCATCCGATACCACTAGTGTATCTTCATATTTCACAGAAACCGTTCCAGGTGGTGTAAATTTCAAAACGTTGTTGGATAATACTTTAGCAGGCGGCCCGTGGCAACAACACGTGCAAATTCTCAGCGGTGGAAATAAGAAAGCCGGAGAACCGACATCAACTGAACAAAATCCTGTTATAAGTCAAAATAATTTTGCAGATGCAGAAGATGCATATTTCATAACATGGAGATTCTTTGTTAATAGAGTATTGAATAGCACTGATAAAAATTACGCGGGATTGAAATATCTTTTTAGTACGGTCATGAGCGATAAAGAACTGGAAAAAGTAGGATTACTACTGCCGTATGCAACTGGCGATGATCGAAAAAATACAACCGTAGACAAATTACAGTATATAAACGATCCGATGGAATCATATGTTGGCATGAATAAGTTTTTACGATCTATTGATCCGTCTACGTTGATTATTGTTAATGAAAAAGCGGCACAATTAGCACAGGCAAATCCACAGTATAATATACCAACATCTGAAGTAAAATTTTTTGAGCCAAATGAAGAAACAAAAAAGTTTTATGCATCATCAAACAAAAATGATCCCCGTGGATTGTTTGAAGAGTCTACGACTGCAGACGAAATAGCAGAAGATCGTGGATTTTTAAGTTCCGGTGTGTGGTTAAATCACAAAGCAGTTGCAGAATGTATGTTGGGTAGTACTACCGTTATCCGAGGCATTGTAAGTTTATTAGAGCGTATGAATAACGCAACATTAAACTATTGGAAATTGGCAATAGATTACGCAGAACCCATGAAAGGATCTGAACATTCATTTAATTACATGGTGGTCGATGCTAATTTCAGAGAAAGTTCTGATCGAGCGGTGTCAAAGTTTATAGATAAAGTTCACACGTTTAACAAATATGTTCGTACTGATACAGTCACCGGTAAGCTGATAGGATCAGAATTAACCGAATGTTCTATTGACTTATCGTTACCGAAACGATTGTTTACGCAAATTGCCACATTGGGATTGGTACAGCCCGAAGACATGCAGAAGATTGCGGCCATCGGTAAGACCAAAGATGAATTGGCAGAAGAAGCAGCAGCTGCAGAAAAACCCGGCGTTGGCTCGAACAAACCACCAAAAATATCTGATCCAAATGATACCTTGCGGGAAATGTTTGCTATTACGTCATTGGCGGGTGGGTCAAAAGGAAATTTCGATGACAACCTTCAAGGTCCGGATATTACAATACTTCCAAAAACCGCCCGTGCAGCACAATTAAAGGCAAGTGGAGTATGTGGAAAAGCTAACACACAGACTACTGCAAACACCGCCGGCGTTGGACAAAAACCAGGTCCAATTGATCCTTCTGCAAATCTCAGTGATAAAAATGCAGCCGAGCTGAAAAAAACACAAGAAGACGCAAAGAAAACACTAGAAACTGACATATGTAAAAAATGCGAGACTTGTCCACCACCAAAAGCGCCGCCAGTTACTACACAACCAACGAATAAGAAATTATCGCAATTAACGGTATCAGAAGTATTATCTGTACAAAAACCTGCTGGTACGGTTCTTGCAGTCGGTAAATATCAAGCAATTCCTGCTACATTTAAAGCGTGGATTGCGGCACAGAAAATTCCAACGGATACTGTATTTGATAGTGCTGCGCAAGAAAAATTGGGCGATTACTTAATTGTTGGTAAACGACCGAAGGTGGGAAGATTTGTTAATGGAGATACATCTATAACAATAGAAGATGCGCAATTAGAATTAGCAAAAGAATTTGCATCAATCCCAGTTCCATATAAAGTTACTAGACCCGCCGGAGCAGCATCAAAATCTGATCCGGGAGCGGTACTTGAAGCGGGCCAATCATATTATTACGGAATAGCAGGAAATAAATCCACAGCAAGTTCTGCAAAATATCAAGAAGCATTGCGTATCGCCAGACAAAATAAAAGTTTACAGTCGTTAAAAGAGTTTATTGCAAAGGGCGAAGGAAATTATGATGCGTTGAATAGAGGTATTGCAGGAGATACTAAGTTAGACAGCACGGAATATTATGCAGCACTTAATCAGCGCAAATCATCCACATCCAGTACTAAAGTGTGCAGTGACGAGGCATATATTGAAATTGGAACCATTGGCCTCGGCAACCTGAACACCTTGGGGTTTGCAGATAATACTGCCTTTATTAAAGAAGGAAAGGCGCGATGTGCAAAGTGTGCTACTGCAAAACTTGTGACAACTCAAACTGCCGTGGTGATAGCGGAAAAAGAAAAGGCAACGCAGGCGGCAGAAAAAGCAACCAGAGATTTTCCGGGTATGAATAGGATATTTCGATATGTAGAAATATTTCCAGAGAATATGGTTGCAGAGATTACAGATTCTGCCAACGGTCAGTTTTCTAATGCATTTGGCGCATCCCCCGCCGCGCTATCAATATCGGGTGACATTGCTATGCCTGGTATAGCAGGATTGCGAGTCGGTGAATTGTTTTGGATTGATCGTATTCCTACTTTCTATAAGGCATTTGGTGCATTTCAAATTATGGGCGTTGAAGATATTATTGGTAGAGATGGGTGGTCAACTAAAATACATTCACGGTTTAACTATCTAGGAACCAACTGGAAAACGGCAATGGCGACCAAACTTAATAGTGCTAAAGCTGCTCAAGCACCAAGCACTACTGCGCCGCGGAGTACATAACAATGATTGACACTGAGCTAATACAGAAACTTTATAAATCTAACGAACAACGACTAATCAATACTTTAGATAAAATGCCGTCACAAGTTTTACCCACGGTTACACAAACAGATGCCAAGAATAAATTTATTATGCGGTATTTTGTGCGGCAGGTCACCGATAAAGATTTTATTGTTGAAGTAGATAATAGTCAATATGAGGAATTCAAAGAAAATCCTCGATTCATTACTACAACCGTAAAATGGAAGATTGTTGGTAAAAAACAAAATATGACATTATTAAACGGGGTAACGATTTTCGGGGTAGAAGATACAAACCGTGTAGTAGTTTCCGAGGCGGACTTGACTTTTGGGGGACTGTTGAAGTATATTACAAGTTATCTGGAGTATTGGTTCGCCGAAGAGGTCTAAATGGTTATTAATAGTTATGAACAATATAACGAGTTAAAAACACGGATGGATCGGGAGATGCATATTTGCACACCGATCTTTCGTGATTTATACTATCATGTCATGGAAAATGAACTGTTATGTGTATGCATAACGTTCATGAACGGTGAACACTTTGTAGTATCTATTAGTCATGATGATGCCCCACACTTTGCGTTGCCCGTTGGTAATGCACTCTGCTTTACGGCAAACTCTAAAGTACTATCAACTTCGTATATTGATCTTGCGGCGGTAGCCTATATTCATCAACTCAATATACCAGTATTAAAAGATTTCTTTACGCCATATGTAAATGATACGTATACTACATTTTATAATATGCGCAACGTTAATCGAATTATTCCATTGACAGTGTGGAGCAACATTCTCGCCGACTATAATACAGAATTATTACCAATTATGAATGTATATACACCATCGAAACAGTATACGTATATGCACGAATTATTGAACACGTTGCAGAATATTGAAAATACCGGAATGTGTATAGATAGAACAGTGCTCTCACAGCACTTTTCTTCGGATGCAATGCGTGCCTTCAAATCCAACATGGTATACACTGAATATAATCCGTATACTGCAACTGGTCGTCCAAGTAATAGATTTGGCGGAATGAATTTTGCCGCACTAAACAAATCAGATGGTTCCCGTGATAGTTTCATTAGTAGATATCCGCTTGGATCATTAGTTCAAATGGACTTTGAGGCATATCATTTACGATTAATGGCAAATGAATTGAACGTAGAATTACCCAGTGAGCAATCTATTCACACGGAACTTGCCAAAATATATTTTAATACAATGGATATTACCGAAGATATGTATGCGGAAAGTAAGCGGAGAACGTTTGAAGTTATGTATGGAATGAGTAGAGAAACATATAATTTTGAATTGTTTGAAAAGATTCATGAACATAGAAAGCAATATGAATATACAAATACCATCGAATTACCCAGTGGTATTACGGTTGATGTAATCACGCCAAATGCAAGCAAATTATTTAACTATTACATGCAATCGTTGGAAATGGTAAGAACATTACCAAAACTCACACGCATTATTGACCTCATAAAAAATACAACGGCGCATTTGGTATTATATACATATGATAGTATACTGTTGGATATACAAACTATGGATACCGAACTATTGCAGCAGATACAAGACATTTTAGAAGAAAATAAAACATTCCCAGTGCGGGTATATTCGGGGAATACATACGGTAATATTAAGGAGATATGGGTATGAGTTTTAAGATAGGAATCGTTGGATTAGGATACGTGGGCGGTGCGGTATTAAACGCATATGCACTAAAAAACCGCAAGGTACACACATTTGATGTTAATCCAAAAACAAACCCATCATGTAAATCTTTACAAGAATTGGTGGAGTTAGTTGATTTGATATATGTTGCTGTGCCAACGCCGATGAAATCTTCGGGTGAATGTGATACATCCATTGTTGAATCGGTAGTAAATGATATTGGTAAAAGTAAAACCACAAAACTAATAGTCATAAAATCTACAGTACCTCCTAAGACAACGGAACGATTGCAAGATATGAATCATAAGCATGTCGTAATGTTTAATCCAGAGTTTTTAACGGAAGCAAATTATAAAAATGATTATTTGAACCAAGATGTTATGTTATTAGGATATTGTGGATGGGTGTGGAGAGACATTGCATTCGATGTACTAACCGAAATTAAAAGTACGGTAGATTCTGTTAAATATGCTGCAGCGGTTGGAGCAACTGACGCGGAATTTTACAAATATGTATGCAATACATTTCTTGCTACGAAAGTATCATTTGCCAACGAAATGGAATCCATTGCCCGTGCAATGAACGTGGATTGGGAAGTTGTGCGAGAAACATTGCCGTTTGATTCTCGTGCGGGTAAATCGCACTGGCAAGTTCCGGGTCCAGACGGTCGCAGGGGATATTCTGGGTCATGTTTTCCAAAGGATATCTCTGCCATTCGTCACGTAGCAAAATTGCTAAATATACCCACTCCCGTATTAGATTCTGTGTGGAATCGCAATATTACCATAGACCGACCAGAAAAGGATTGGGAACAATTAAAAGGTCGTGCAGTTTCTTAAATGCATAACCCCCACGGAAGTTTGATGGTTGTTTGACGGCGTTGTATAATATTTATAAGAAGGTTGTTATACCTTTAATGGATGTTATATATGAATCATGACGCACAATTATTATGTACATTCACTTCTGTAAACGAATTAGAAAATACCATTGATACTATAAAAAATTCATATACCTTAGTTTTCAATAAATTATATTTACTGGAAAATGTTGCAGATACAAACCAGTTGGTATTAACGTATAATATTACAAACGCAAACACAAATGTAGTACCACCGGCATCCACCATTTCGGTGCACAGAAAGAAACAAACGAATACAATTTATACAATAAATGCAATTAATAAATTGATTGAAATGAAAAATAATGGCGTATTAGATAAATCCTTTCGTATTAATTGGGAAGAATTAAAAAATTCAGTATTAGTTACTGCATATGGAAAATTGAAAGTGGTAAATACAAAATTATCAGATATTATTGAATTATAATATTTACCCCTTGACAAACTAAGGTCAGCCCACTACCTTTATAAAGTGGGCACTAAACTCACTAAACAAAACATTCTAAACACTAAGAGGTACACACGTATGGGAATTAACATCTCAGCACTCAAATCGAAACTCAACCAGTTTACTCGTCAGAACGACCGCACAGACGCACTCTGGAAGCCCACGGAAGGAAAGACGGTTATTCGCATTGTTCCGTGGAAGGACAACAAGGAAAATCCCTTCGTTGAATTATATTTTCATTATCTTGGCAACAAGACACATCTTTCCCCCACCTCAAACGGCAACCGTGATCCTATTGTAGAATTTGCCGATGCGTTGCAGGCAGGTGGTTCTAAGGATGATTGGATGCAGGCACGTCCATTCCGTCCAAAGCTCCGTACATTCGTTCCTGTCATCGTTCGCGGCGAAGAAGAGAAGGGCGTTCGTTTCATGTCGTTCGGTAAGATTGTATACACGGAATTGTTGTCGATTATCTCCGATCCTGATTATGGTGACATTACCGATGTGCAGAACGGTCGGGATGTTGTGGTGGAGTATATTCCACAGGAAAAGAGTGATACTAACTTTGCAAAGACAATGGTTCGTCCAAAGCCAAATCAAACGCCGTTGGCCGATTCTCCCGAGAAGATTCAGAAGTTTCTTACGGAACAACCTGACATTCGTTCAATTTTTAAGGAACCTACCTACGAAGAATTGAAGGTTGCACTGGAACGCTATCTTGATCCCGATGCAGCAAAGACTGCGCCAGTTGCTGCTCCCATCAAGGAAGTATCAATTGTTAATCCTACCTCTCCAACGGCAGTTAAATCCGTGGAACTTAAGTCAAAATCAGTCAAGGATATGGTTGACGAATTTGACGATGTATTTAATAACTAAAATCACTTGACTTTACTTGCGTGGCCCACTATATTACTATGGTGGGTCATTCACGTTATTATACTATAGGAAAATATTATGACAAAAATAGATAAAAAAGTTATTCAAGAACCAGATCGTGATGAACTGGCCCAACTCATTGCAGAGTCTTTGAATAAAATGAATAAGGACAGCGATCAAGTTGCATTTTTTCTTGATGGCCGTGAATCAACGCCAACCGACTTTACAGACTTTGTTTCTACGGGAGCAACGATGTTGGATGTAGCAATTAGTAACCGTCCGAACGGTGGAATTGCTGTTGGTCGGATTACCGAGTTGACCGGTTTAGAGGGGTCAGGAAAGAGCCTGATTGGGGCACAGTTGATCGCAAACACACAGTTAAGGGGTGGAGTAGGGGTGCTTATTGATACCGAAACTGCGGTCAATGCAGAGTTCTTTAAGGCAGTCGGTATTGACATGAATAAGTTGGTATATGTGCAGTTACAGACGGTTGAAGAAATCTTTGATGCAATCACCGTTATTATTGAAAGTGTTCGGAAAGATCCCAAGAAGCGAGATAAGATTGTTACCATCGTCGTAGATTCTGTAGCAGCTGCATCCACGAAGAAGGAAATGGAAGCAGACTTCGGTAAGGATGGATATGCCACTGATAAGGCCATTATCATTAGCAAGGCAATGCGTAAGATCACGGGCCTTCTTGGTCGGGAACGAATTGCACTAGTGTTCACCAATCAACTCCGTCAGAAGATGAATGCAATGGCGTTCTCTGACCCGTGGACAACTTCGGGCGGTAAGGCTATTGCATTCCACGCATCAACTCGTCTTCGATTGTCGTTGCTCGGTAAGATTAGTAATTCCAGCGGTGATGTGATTGGTGTGAAGGTGAAGGCAAATGTTGTGAAGAATCGTCTTGGACCGCCACATCGCATGGCAGAATTTGAAATTTACTTTAATCGTGGCATTGACGATTTGGGTAGTTGGTTGAAGGTACTGAAGGAAAATAAACTTATCAAGCAGGCAGGTGCATGGTATGCTTATGTCGATCCGGTTACGGGAGAAGAAACGAAGTTTCAATCCAAGGACTTTCAAGGATTCTTAGATGCAGATCCTATTCGAAAGCAAGTACTCTACAGTGAAATTTGTGATTCATTGATCATGAAGTATCAGAGTGAATTTGATCCTGAAGATGTGAGTATTTCAACGGCAACTGAAGATGAATAATCCAGAAGATATTGTGCAGATTGCATTGTCTGCGTATGATAAGTCATGGATTGGCATCCCCTCAGTGAATATGGTCGCTGGCCGTCGTGACGATTTCGAATTAGAACTTCGCCGGTTGTTAATGCAAACATCTTCTGTCAAGAAGGAACACGCCTATACGATTACTCCACCAAACTTGATGGGCACATGGACCACTGGTGGCACCCAAACAAGTGCTATGGGTATTCCACCCGCTATTAAACCAGAAATTTTACATGGCTAATCTGCAAGATATTTTTCACAATATGAAGTTTGAAGAAGACCCGCAAGGCATGACATATAATAGTCGGGTATTGTTGGTTGACGCAATGAATTTATTCATTCGTTCGTATTCTGCAGTACCTTCAATGGACGACGATGGAAATCACATTGGGGGTATGATTGGATTCTTTAAGAGTTTAGGTCTTGCCATTCGCACGTTTAAACCCACCCGAACCATCATTGTGTTTGATGGAAAGGGTGGGAGCCAAAGTCGCAGAAAGATTTACCCGCAGTATAAGGCAAATCGTAAACCGCCCGTTCGATTGAACCGGAGTTATGATTTAACGACGGATGAACAAGAAAAAGAAAATATGAAGTGGCAGTTGGTATCATTGGTTGAAATGCTGGAATGTTTACCCGTTACTATTTTTGCATTGGACAATGTAGAAGCAGATGATGTGATTGCCTATCTATCACAATTGGTTACGGCAGACGGTGGGGATAGTATTATTTATTCTACCGACAAGGATTTCTTTCAACTTGCCGCAGAAAATATCAAAATCTATAATCCTATCAAAAAGAAAACATTTAGTGACCAAGTAATCTTGGAAGATTATGGCATTCATCCTAAACATTTTCATTTCTTTCGTGCATTAGATGGTGATAAGAGTGATAATATTGATGGAGTAAAGGGTGTGGGAGAAACTAATCTAAAAAAGTATCTTCCAGAAATTGCGGACCCAACGGCAGAAATTTCGGTAGACATGATTCGCAATAAATATGCAAATATAAAGAAGGTTCCAAAAATGATTGAGAACATTCTGAATAATGAAGATATAATTGAACGAAATATTACATTAATGAACCTCCATGAAAGTATTATGTCTATTGATGCTAAAATGAAGGTAGTCAATAGATTTCAGACGACATCGACTTCATTGCGGAAGGTAGACTTGACAAAGTTGATGATGAAGTCTAGATTACTACAAGCATTCCCCAACTACGACAGTTGGTTATCGCAGAACTTCATTCCTCTTAGTAGATTTAATAATGACAACACAGCATGATACGACGGTAGACACGTTAACAAAATTTGGAAGCGTATTTCAAGCAAAAGTATTAGCAAATTTATTGTCATCTACAGAATTCCTACAGCAATCATTAGATGTATTAA